AAGCAATAGTTAAAGCACATGATGTTATTTTAACAGGGAAAATGTGGGTTTTTATTGCTGATCTAATAGATGAGTTAAAGGAGCGCAACACATGAGACTCAGCATTAAACTTTTTGACATACGATATGTATTGAAAGTATATTTTCCTCCAGAGCGCTATATAAAATGGTTGCCTGCAATTTTCTGGGCAAAGGTTGGGCGTGCAGTTAAACCAGTAGGGGAGAACACATGAGCGTGGATCCAGATCTTCACCGATGCACCGCGTGCTCGTGTGCCTTTTCAGAAGACGAGGGCGGGGTGGTGGGCGATTTCGGCATTCTGCCCATGGCGTTTTGCCCGACATGCTTGGCATGCATGCTCGACATGGCCGCACAACTCGATCCGCGCGAATGGCAAAGCCTGAGCGACGCCGAGTACCAGGAGATCTTGGTCCGGCACGACGGCGGGGGACTCCTCGCGTTCTACAATTTAATCGAAGAAAAACTCCGGGAGCTGAACGAATGAGCGATAAACCCAAATCCGTCTGGGACTGGAAAGGCGAGCCGAGTAAACTGCTACTCGATCCGAGCATTCGAGCCATGAACCACGCCGCCCGCCACCGGGCAAACCTTGCCCCCAAAGGCCAAGTGTCGGCATTCACAAAGGCCGTTGTGGCGAAACCACGCAAAGATACTTGACAGACTATGGCACGGGTGTTATAATAAAGTCTTTTAACCAACCAATAGAGGACATACCACAATGAGAGATACACGCAACGATCTAGAAATGTACGGAGTAAAAAACATCGACACCTTCGTCGAGCAGATTAAAGATTCCTTTTCCTACCGTGCCGGTGGCGCCGCAATGGTAGTCGCGTCGATGATGTCGGACGCTCAAGAGGAAATGGACTACGGGTTAAATGGCGCCGCTCGCAAGACCCTCAACCGTGCCAAGCATCTCATGTTCTTGGCCATGGACGGCGGCTTGGAGATGTGGACCACTGATCGCGTTGCTTAAATGCAACAGGGGGGTGCTTGACAAAAGTATCCCACCCGTAGTATAATAAAACCTTTTCAACCAACCAATAGAGGACATAAACCATGAAATTAGCAACAATCACAGCTACCAACACCACAGTTCGCGTCATCGCAGTTAATGGCGGGTGGACCCAAGTCGAAATCGTCGCCACTGGCGAGGTGACCAAGGTCCGCAATGGCGCCTTGAGCGATCACCGCGAGGAAAAAGCCGCCAAGGTAGCTAAGGTCGCAAAACCCGCTCGCGAGAAGATCGCGATCGAAGATCGTAAAAACGGCAAGGTAGACCCCTTGTACTTGCAGTTCTACCAGTCGTACACCGCCACACTGGCCGACGGCTCCAAAAAGCGCTCGATCGACAAGGGCGACGAGGTCGCGGTCCAGATGCGTGCATTGACCCTCAACGGCGTGTACGCGTACGCTAGCTCCGTCACACAGACCCCGGTGAACATCTTGTGCGATCGTTTCGGACATCTTAACCCCGGCATGCAACGCATGTCACTCGGCAACATGGTGCGCAAGCACATCAAAATGGAAAGCGAAGCCTTAGTATGACATTCGACACATTCGGGGGGATCACCCCCCTAGAACCCACCGGGTGGGGCGTAAAATTCGAGACGGTCCAACCGGGCCGTTATCTGGCGGGCACGATGCGAAAGGGCCAACTCCAGTTCGCATTCGACGCCAACATCCACGCGACCGCGACGAACCCGCCCGGTGTCGACGCCGGATTCGAGCCGATGAACGCGCCAAGCGCGTACACACTCGATAAATACCCCGATCTTTACCGCGAGCTGTACGACGCGTTGATGCGTGCGGCTTTCACACCAACATGGATTTTAGGAGCAAAGCAATGACTACATGGCACGATGTAATGACCGAGCACACCCCACGACCACCCGGCGATCGGTTCGAACACCCTTGGTGGGCAAAAGGCGAGTACGCACGAAAAAACGACACCAAATGGACCGCACCCGATGGAACCCGGATCGAGGCGGGTAAGGTGGTGAGCCTTGGGGATACCTCTTGGAGCCCCGGCGTGGCCCCTCGGAGCGCCCCGGAGACCCCGGCCGCTCCTCGGGTAGCTCGGCCCGCGCGAGAGCCCGACGAGGCCTCCCGTAGGCTCAGCGCCTGCCGATCGGACGACGAGATCCTGGACCTCTTCAGCGAGTTCGGTGTGGACCCCGCGTGGCTCACCAACCCGGCCCCCAACGGTGGGGTTCGCAAAATGCGGATGCTCAACGCGCTTCGTCGCGCGATGGCGGCATGAAGGAAGCCCTTCGGAGCGTTCTGCGGGTGCCGGGCTATGCTAGTACCGACCCCCAATCTTGGAGCGCCTCCGAGACCCCTTCCGCGGTCTTCCCGGGGGGTCCGAAGACATGAGGAAGCCGGAGCAGAAGCTCTGGGACTGGCTTCGGGATCGGATGGATGGTCGATGGTTCCACGAGCGCATCGAAAACCGGGTCCAACCCAACGCTCCGGATCTCTACATCGCGCACCCCGCTACTGGTCCGATGTGGATCGAGCTCAAAGTCCTACCCAAATGGCCCACCCGCGCGAGCACCCCGGTCGCACTACAGCATTGGACCCCGGGCCAACGCAACTGGATGCGAAACCACCGGATTTGGGGCGGTCGCGCTTGTCTTCTACTCTGGGTCCAGGATTCGGACGAGATCTTTATCGTCGACACGCCCAACTGGGCTAACCCCACCCAAAGCGCTATGCGCGCGATGTACTTCCACGTTGAGCGGCGTGCCTGTAGCGCCGAGACCATAATTGACGCGATCTGGAAGCACGTGGTGTAATTCGGGTTCCTCTCCTCGCGCAATGCGGGGGTTCGCTTGCACACCAAACGAACAAAAGCGTTCCGGCGTTCCACCTTGATGGAACAATAGATGGAACGGCACAGAATCCACAACGACGCGGCTCTTCGGGCAGTTGTACCATTGTTACACATGCACGCGGGTATGAGCGCCTGTCAACGGCATGGTTTTCGGTGAATCCCTGAGATGGAACAATGGAACACGATATACTCGTTATTAAGAAAACGAAGAAGGACGCGGGCTGTGGGGCAATCGAAGCGTTCCATTAACCGTTCCATCAGCGCGGAACGATGGAACACGAAAACGACTGTTCAGACGCCACCAATTCCCACTCCACTCATTATTGCGAAACCCGAATACCCCTCACGTACGCGCGTGAATCTTTTAACGCATTTCGCTCTGCGCACGATCTTTGCAGTCAAACGAAATACTTGTGCCCGCATCGCATTTTGTGTTACACTTCGCGCCATGAACTACTGGACTGATTTCACCTCACTCGACGACGTCGGACCCGAGACGCTTGCTGACTACGAGCGTCGTGCCGGCATTTCGGTGCGCGCCCTGCTCGATGCGATTGTGCAAGATCGTCGTCGCATCCCGCCCAGTACGTCGCACGACGTCTCTCATTCGCTGACTTGCAATGACCCCCGCATCAAAGCGACTGGTGCGCTCAAAACGTACGAAGAGACCAAAGCGTACAAAATGCTGATCATGCTCGCCGAATTTCGCGATGGTGCGACCGAGAAATTCTCGCTTCGGCACGCTTACACCAGTGCCAATGTGGCTCGTGCTACGATGACCGAGTGGCGCTCGCTTCATCCGCTGTTCGACTCGCTGATGACCATGATTCAGGAAGAGATGGTGGACACGATGCGCGCCGAGGCTTACCGTCGTTCAACGGTGGGCTACGAAGAGCCGATTTTTTACCAAGGCGTTAATACTGGTGAAAAGATTCGCAAGTTCAGCGATGGGCTCTTGCAATTCACCCTCATGGGTTACGATTCGAAATTCCGTGCCAAAGACGTGAATATGAATGTGTCGGGTTCCTTGGATTCAAATATCAATATCGAGGGTCTACGTGATAAACTCGCCAGTCGTCTCCAGGCCAAAGCAAAAGCCGAATAAGCCGCACGGTTACGATCCGTTCAACTGGAGCGAGTTCGTGTCCGAGCTGTCGGATCGCGAGTCCCTTGAACTCTTCTACGATTGGCCGACTTGGGCGCGTGCCAATCAGATGATTCCACTGCACGACGATAGTTGGACCACGTGGCTCATCCTCGCCGGCCGTGGATGGGGCAAAACACGCTGTGGTGCCGAATTTGTGCGTTACTACGTTGAAAATGGTTTGGCCACTCGTATAGCGCTGATCGCGGAAGATGCGGGCGACGCGCGCGACGTGATGATCGAGGGCGAATCGGGCATCCTGGCCATCTCGCACCCCAAATGCAAGCCGGTGTTCGTACCATCCAAGCGTCGCATTGAGTGGCCAAATGGTGCGATCGCAACCATCTACTCGGACAACGACCCCGAGACATTGCGTGGTCCACAGCACGATCTGTTCTGGTGCGACGAGTTGGCCAAATTCAGAAATGCAGAGGATATGTGGTCCAACTTGATGTTCGGCTTGCGTTTGGGTCAGCGCCCACGCGGTGTGATTACCACAACGCCCAAGCCTATTCCGATTGTACGCCGCTTGATGGAAGACGAACGCGTGTACGTCACCTCGGGCACGACGCACGAGAACTTCAATAATCTAGCGCCCACGTTTCGCGACGAGATCATTGCACAATACGAGGGTACACGCATCGGGCGACAGGAGCTGTACGCGGAGGTCATCGATCCCGAGGACTACGGCATCGTCAAACGCGACTGGTTCAAACTCTGGGATGCAGACCGTGCGTTGCCCGAGTTCATTTACATTTTGCAAAGCTACGATTGTGCGTACACCGAAAAGACTCAAAACGATCCCACTGCCTGCTCAGTCTGGGGCATCTTCCGACCCAATGATGACCGCCCGCTTTGCGCGATGCTCATTGATTGTTGGGAGGACTTCCTGTCGTATCCAGATCTCCGGCCCAAAATCATCGAAGAGTATGAGTCGATCTACGGCGAGCCCGGCAAGAAGGTGGACCTCGTGCTAGTCGAGGACAAAGCGTCGGGTATTTCGATCATCCAGGATTTGCAACGTGCCGACGTTCCTGTGCGCGCGTACAATCCGGGGCGTGCCGACAAGGTGCAACGCTTGCATTTGGTGGCCAACATCATCGCGCACGGCCGAGTTTACGTGCCCGAGTCACTCGTGCACCGGGGCCAACCACGCGATTGGGCCGAACCGTTCGTGAGCCAGATCTGCTCGTTCCCCGAATCGCAACGCGATGATCTGACCGATACTTGCACGCAAGCATTGCGTCTACTGCGCGACATGTCATTTCTAAACATCGACCCTGTAGCGCCAGACACGGATTACGTGGATGAGCAGTACCGAGTCAAACGGGAGAATCCTTATGCCCAATGAAGACTTTTTCGGTCCTGTCGATCTGGCCACCCTACTCACCTCGCTCAAGGGTTCGGTGCCCGCCACGTTTGGCGCGTACCACAAAGACCTCAATGCGGGGGAAGACGAAGCATTGCGAGCCAAATACGGGCCGGCGAATTTCTACCAACACATGGGTACAGCGATCCCCGAGCGCAATTACCACCCGTCGAGTCCGTACGCGGCACAGGGCAAGGCGATCGCAGATATGCAAGATTTTCGTATGCGTTTTCCCACGCCCGAGATGCAAAAAGCCGCAATTGAATCGGTTAATGGCTATGCGGGTGGTGGCTTGCGCAAGTCGATTCAGGAGATGGCCGAGGAGCTAATGAAAAAGGGCGTAAAGACGACGGATAAACCCGATCTTAGTCGTCGTTCATTATTTGGTATGGGCGAAATTAAGGCGCCGACCCAATACCCGATTGATTTGGCTAAACAGTTGAATGATGAGGTCATGAATTTTGGTAATGCGCCCAAAGTCGTACAAAAGACCACCGAAGTCGTGCCCGGGGGTAAAAAATCTACAATCGAATCACTAGCCGAAACACCTGTCAGTAGACGTCAAATATTGAAATCCACGGCTTCGCAAGCAGGGCAGGCAATGCTACCTCAATCGCTCATTCACGAAGCTACTAATTTGGTTCCTAAAGTCGCTGAGCCCTTAGGCCCTTTACAATCCTCGGTACCAATGGCCAGTCAAATGTCCGTGCATGAAATGCTACCCGGGATAATTGCGCGGGGTATTGATAAAGGATTAAACGATCAAGAATTGGTTGACTATGTGTTAAAACACACAAATAATCATCCCGAAGTGGAAGATCAATTAGTTGACAATCTAGCAACACAGATCACAAACCCCGAATCGGAACAAGAGCATGAATTCGACATTTCTCGCCCAGGTCAAGCACTAATCGATATACTAGATCCTCAAGGCGGTATTTATACCGATTCAGTCTATAGATTACGCCCGACTCTGCGTTATTTAAAATCGCAATCGCCTGAAATATATCAAGATACCCTAAACAATGCTCGTGATATATCAATGGGTCATATCGAAAATTTATATGAACATCACGATGTCGATCCCGACCTTTTGAAAGCATGGCAAGAGGGAAAAATTGATTCGTGGGAGTTGGCTAAACAGCATTTCGGCGAGACCGATTAAACAGGACCACGTATGACCACCACTTTAATGCCGCAACCGCAAGCCACCGCAACGCCCGGACCCGAGGACACGGAGGGTTACACGGTAGATCTCGAAAACGAGATTAATGATGTGGAAGAGCAACCCGACGGCTCGGCGATTGTGCATCTGCACGACCTAGAGGGTCCAAGCGAAGACCAGGATTTCTACGCCAATATGGCCGAGGACTTGCCGTCTTGGGACCTGAGCAAGATGGCGTTCAAGTACATCGATTTATTCGAAAAAGATCGACAAGCTCGGGAAGAGCGCGACAAGAAATACGAGGAGGGTCTTCGTCGTACCGGGATGGGCGACGACGCGCCGGGTGGCGCGAATTTCCAGGGCGCGAGCAAAGTGGTGCACCCCGTGATGGCCGAGGCGTGTATAGATTTTGAATCGCGAGCGATCAAAGAATTGTTTCCACCAGATGGTCCAGTGCGTACACACATCGTGGGCAAAAAGGATGAAGAGGCCGAGCAACGCGCTGAGCGCAAGCGCGATTTCATGAATTGGCAGTTGACGGACCAGATCGTCGAATTTCGCGATGAAGAGGAGCAGATGCTCACTCAGCTACCCCTCGGCGGATCTCAATACTTGCAATTGTGGTGGGATGAGCGCAAAAAGCGCCCTTGTGCCGAGTTCGTGCCTATCGACAATATCCTACTCCCGTTTGCATCTGGTAATTTCTACACCGCTCAGCGTGCCACGCACGTGCAAGATATCACACAGCAAGAATTCGAAAGTCGCATCGAGAGTGGTCTGTACCGAGATATCGAGATCATCCGCACAGTGATGGAGCCGGAAAATACCAAGAGCGAAAAAGCGAATGACAAGATCGAGGGCAAAAAGTTCAACGAGAATATCGATGGATTGCGTCGAGTGTTTCACTCGTACGTCTACATGGAGTGCGAAGAGGACAAGCACGCCAACGGAGAGATCGCTCCCTACATTCTGATGATCGACGAGGATACGACTGAGGTCGTGGGCCTGTATCGTAACTGGGAAAAAGGCGACGAAGCGATGACGAAGCTCGATCACCTAATCGAGTTCAAGTTCATCCCATGGCGTGGGGCCTACGCGATCGGGTTGCCGCACCTCATCGGGGGTCTTGCGGCCGCATTGACTGGTGCGCTTCGTGCATTGCTAGATACTGCGCATATTAACAACAGCGCCACGATGCTCAAGCTCAAGGGCGCTAAAATGTCGGGGCAGTCCCAGAATGTCGAGGTGACGCAGATCACCGAGGTCGAGGGCGCTCCGGGTGTTGACGACATTCGCAAAATCGCGATGCCAATGCCATTCAACCCGCCAAATCCGGTGCTGTTTCAACTGCTAGGATGGTTAAGCGACGCGGCTAAAGGTGTGGTGACCACAAGCGAAGAAAAAATCGCGGACATTTCCGCTCAAGCGCCCGTTGGGACCACTCAAGCATTGATCGAGCAGGGTGCCGCGGTATTCTCGGCGATTCACGCAAGGCTTCACGAGTCGCAAAAACGCGTATTCAAAGTCCTTCAGCGTATCAATCGGTGGTATTTAGACGAGATGCGCATTGACGAGCAGGTCGCGAACCTCGAAATTGAAGCCGACGACTTCAAGCACAACACTGACGTACTTCCAGTAAGCGATCCGCATATATTCTCGGAAACGCAACGCATGGCGCAGACCCAGGCCGTGATGCAGTTCATGAATGCGTACCCGGATTTGTTCGATCGTCGCGCGGTATTGACCCGTGCGATGAAGCAGATGAAGATCCCAAATATCTCCGAATTGGTGCCCGAAGCGCCAGAACCCGAGGAGACCAATGCGGCACAAGAAAATTCGAGCATTGCGATGGGGTCTCCCGCGTTCGCCTACCCGCACCAAAACCACTTGGCGCATTTGCAATCGCATTTGGACTTTGCGTTGAACCCGATGCTAGGATCGAGCCCTATGTTTGCCGGTCAATGTCTACCCGCGATGATTGAGCACATTAAACAGCACATAATGCTCTGGTACCTGGCCCACATGAACGGGTACGTTGAGCAGTCACTCGGACATCCAGTGGCGAATTACGATATGCCAAATCTTACCGCCGAGATCGACAAGCTATATGCACTGGCCAGTCAGCACACTTCGATGGATATTCAGCAAGCGTTTGCCAAGGTCATGCCCGCGATTCAGACCATCATGACTACCGCCAAGCAAAATGCCGCACCACCACCAATGGATCCGAGCGATCAGGTGATTCTGCAGACGTCGATGGCCGAGACTCAGCGGCGTGCCGCAAAAGATCAAGCCGACACGGCACTGGCCAAAGCGCGTTTGCAAAGCGATGCATTGGACAAGAATCGCGCACAACAGATTCAAATCGCACTCGATGCGAACGACAATTTAACGCAAGAGCGTATCAAGACTGCAGAGCTTACGCATTCCGCGTTGGCGCTTCAGCAAGAGCAGGAAAAAACTGCAATGCAAGCGCAATTAAGCGCACAAAAAACCTTAGGAGAACCAAATGTCTAATGATGCAGAACAAATGGGCCAATTCGTTCGTCAACGCAAACGCATGGCAATGGGCGTAAAACTCGACGGATCCTCGTTGGGCCACAAAGAAGGGGGCCATGTGCCGGCAAAACACCACCACAAAGCCAAAAAGCACCATGAGGGTGGTTTGGCGCATATGAAGAAAAAATGAGAACAATCAGCGATTTTATCGGTGCTATAAAAGCTGAGCAGTTGAAAATCTCGAATTCGTTAGTCGACGGCTTTGTCGTCAACTTCGATACTTACCAGAGACTGGTAGGTCAGCACCAAGGGCTTGTAAAAGCTCTGGATATCCTTGATAATTTAATGAAAGAAGTCGAAGAGCATGAGTAATTCACAACCGGTAGCTTCGAATGAAGCCGCGTTGCAGGAAGCATTTCCCGCAGTAGATCCCGGTGCAATTCCAGTAGGTGGCAGAGTACTTGTTCAATGGAGAAATACCATGAAAACAGTCACGACCTCTGGAATCGTACTCGTAGAAGAGACTAAGGAAACCGAAAAATGGAACAATCAGGTGGCGAAAGTCATCGCGATGGGCCCATTGGCTTTCAAAAAACGCGATACCCTCGAATCCTGGCCCGAAGGTAATTGGATCGAGATTGGTGACTACGTTCGTATGCCCAAGTGGGGCGGCGATCGATGGGAAGTAGTGTGGGGCGACCCTCGATTGGGCGAAGTCGCACTATTTAGCGTATTTAACGACCACGAAGTGATTGCAAAAGTCACTGGTGATCCCTTGAAAGTGAAGGCATTCCTATGAACAGTACCGAAAAACTCAATATGCAAGTCGAAGAGGATCCGGATGGTTCCGCAGTGGTTTCTTTGCCCGAGGGCGAAGCATCTCCACAGCACGAGCCGCACGCGGAAGAACACGACGAAGGAGACGATAGTCGCGATGATGTGCCCGAATCGGACCCGGCCAGGGAGCAGATCAGACTGGCGCGCCGCGAAGAACGTCATCTGAAGAAAAAGCTCACTCGAGCTAAAGCTCAAGAATCGAATCACCTGATCAATAACCTCAAGCGTCAAAATGAACAGATGGCCGAACGTTTGGCGGTGCTCGAAAAGCGCACTGCCGGTTCGGATTTAGCCAGACTGGACAAGGCGATTGAGGATGCACACGTCAAACTGCACTACGCCAAGATGAAAATGAAGGAGGCGACGGAACTCGCTGACGGCATGGCACTAGCGGAAGCTAATGAGGCGTGGTACGAGGCGAGACGTCAAGCCGAAACGTTAGAAACGCTCAAAAAGCGTGCGGTAGCGGAGCCCCAAAATCAACCAATCCCACAGGCCGTGGATCCGATGCTCAAGCGACACGCGGGCGATTGGATGGCGCGCAACGACTGGTATGATCCCAACGGTGGGGATATGGACAGCGAAATCGCAACCCGTATCGATAAGACTCTCGTCGCCGAAGGATGGGATCCGAAAACCCCCGATTACTGGGATGAATTGGATAATAGATTGACAAAATATTTGCCGCACCGTTATAATGTAGGCAACGAAGACCGATCGTCTTCGAACAGGAGGCCCCGTTCAGTGGTTACAAGCTCAGGTAGGGAAACGATGGCTACGACTCGTGCAAACGAGTTTAGACTGTCGCCCGAACGAGTTAAAGCCATTAAGGATGCCGGTCGATGGGATAACATCGATGAGCGCAACCGAATGATCCGTAAGTACGCTGAATATGACCGCATGAACAGGAGCTAAAATTATGAGAGACGATCGATTAAAAAAGAATTTAGATGGTGGTGGCCGTGAATCTCGCGCAACGCAAGATAGTGAACGAGCCCCCGCCACTGATGCACTGGCGAGTACGCGGGAGCGTCGTAAGATGTTCCGGAACGAGTGGGTTCAAGAATCCCTCCCAAAGCCTCCGGATATTCCGGGGTTTCATGTATGTTGGTTATCTACGACTAATTCGTATGATCCCATTCACAAAAGGCTTCGCATGGGTTATGAGCTTGTGCGATACGAGGAAGTTCCAGGCTTTGAAAACTATAAAGTTAAAGCCGGCGAGCATACTGGAGCCATTGCGTGTAATGAGATGTTACTGTACAAAATGCCTGAAGATGTCTACCAAGACGTGATGGCAGAATTGCACCACTGGGCTCCTCAAGATGAAGCGGACAAAATCCGGGTTCAAGTTGAGAATCTACAGGGAGCGCAAGATAGTAACGGACGAAGACTTGGTCAGGTAGAAGGCGACGGCATGAATCAGCTCGATAAACAAATGCCCGTTCCGGTGTTCACCTAAACGGATTTTAACCTAGTAAATGGAGTAGCCTATGTCAGCAACATCAGCTCCGTTTGGCTTGCGCCCTGCGTACCACCCTTCCGGGTTGGATCGCGCTCAGGCGCTTGCAGGTGGAATCGCATCCGCCTACTCTTCAGCCATTCTGAAGGGTCAAGCAGTGAAGTACAATGCCAGTGCGGGAACAATCATCCCCGTGACTGGTACTGAAGCGTTCTCCGGTGCCTTTGATGGCGTCGAGTGGACTGATACGACTGGTCGTCGTCGTGTTAGTAATTATTGGCCCGCAAATACTGCATACATTGCAGGATCTTGCGTAGCTTACTTTTACAACGATACGAACATCGTTTACGAAATCCAAGCAGATGGTTCAGTAGCACAAACCGCACTCGGTAACGAAGCGAATTTGACTACTGCTAATCTAGCCAATGGTTCAACGACCACTGGATTGTCCCAAGCCACATTGTCGGCCTCTTTGGTCGGCAATAACACGCAAGGACAAATGCGTATCGTTGATTTGGCCCCCTATGCAGATAATGCTTGGGGTGATGCGTATACCATCGTTCGTGCTGTAGTCGCCTACTCACAGTTCTTTGGTGCATTCACAGCTATCGCTTAATTAAGAAAGGAATAGCACCATGGCCGCACCAATGCGAAGTACGGACTTTAGAAGTATTGTTGAACCTATCCTCAACGAATGCTTCGACGGCGTGTACGACCAACGTAAAGACGAGTGGAGCCGCGTTTTCCGTGAGGAAAATGGTATTCCACGTAACTACCACGAAGAGCCTGTCCTTTATGGATTTGGCGCCGCACCCCAATTGCCTGATGGAAGCCCAGTTTCCTATCAGCAAGGTGGTGTTCTCTTCCTCCAACGCTACGTATACAATGTGTATGGCCTTGCCTTCGCATTGACCAAAGTGTTAGTAGAAGATGGCGACCACATCCGTATCGGTCAAGTGTACGCTAAACATTTGGCGCAATCACTCATCGAGACTAAAGAAACGTTGTCAGCAAACGTGCTTAACCGCGCGTTCAACAGTTCTTATCCCGGTGGTGACGGCGTGCCATTGATTAGCACTTCTCACCCCATCGTAAATGGTACATTCAGTAACCAATTGTCCACAGCCGCCAATTTGAGCCAAACATCGCTTGAGCAGATGTTGATTCAGATTCGTCAAGCAGTGGATAACAACGGCAAGAAAATCCGTTTGGTGCCCCGCCAGTTGGTAGTGGCTCCAGGCAATATTTTCCAAGCCGAAGTGTTATTAAAATCTGTTCTACGTACAGGTACAGCGAATAACGACATCAACCCAGTCAAATCCATTGGCTTGCTTGATGAAGGTGCCGCAGTGCTATCACGTTTGACCAGTGCCAATGCATGGTGGGTTCAGACTGACGCTCCCGAGGGCATGAAGCTCATGATGCGTCGTGCTTTGGAGAAAACTATGGAAGGCGACTTTGAAACTGACTCTATGCGCTACAAAGCGACAGAGCGTTACACAGTTAACTTCACTGATCCTCGTGCCATGTACGGTACAGCAGGTGTCTAAAGGTTTTGCGGGGGTGCCTTAAACCCCCGCACTATTATTTGTCTAAGCTTTTCAAGGAGAAAGACAATGCCTCAATTTTCAGATGACCTATTTTTAGGGAACGGTACTACGTACATGGGTACGGGTCCACAAGCCGCAACGTCAGTCATTTCCGCGACGATTGCGACCACTACTCTCACTGTAGTCAACGCTTTATCTGGTGATGCTTTGGTCGTTGGCCAATATATCACAGGTTCCAGTGTGACCGCAGGATCCTACATCACCGCGTACGCGGGCCAGAATTCCAGTGGACAGAATACTTATACATTGAGTGCTTCTTCTACCGTATCCTCGGCTACTACAATGTACGCCAGTGGAAATGCATTGCTCGGTGATCCTTCCCCAATGTCTTTGGGCGTTGGACCACTAGGTCGCGTTTACATTTGGGACACGATTCCACAAACATTGCAGACAGCCAACATTGCCGCATCGCAAACTGCATCAGGCGCGGGCGCAATCACATTGACTGCCGGAACATCGACAACTTCCGTAATTCGGAATGATGGAACTACAGTAATTCAACTAGATGTTCCTCGTGCATTGCAAGTTAACTGCTCGACCACTGCTCGTGCGTTCACCGTTAGTGGTTACGACTACTACGGCCAGGCAATGACTGAAGTCATCACAGTCGCTGTTGCCGGAACAGCGGTATTTGGCAAAAAAGCCTTCTATCAAGTATCTGGTGTGACCATTGCCGGTTCAGCCACCGCTTGTGTGGTGGGTACAAGCGATGTGCTCGGATTTCCAGTTCGAATTATCGATGCCGGCTATTTGGTCAGCAATGTGTGGAATAACACACTCGATAACGATGCCGGCACATTTGCCGCCGCAATTACCGCAACAGCCACCTCCACCACTGGAGATGTACGCGGTACATACAAACCCTCTAGTGCTTCTGATGGCACTAAACGTTTGGTGTGCGCAATTGCGGTGCCTGCGATCGCTTCCGGTCCAAACGCTACGCGCACAGGTGCGCTCGGCGTAACTCAAGCTTAAAGGAGCTTAAATCATGGCCGAATTC